AACTAGATGAAGGCAAGAAAGATGCCTGCTACTACAAGGTCAAGAATCGTGTCAAGGTATGGCCCAGTGCTTATGCGTCAGGACAATTGGTACAGTGTCGCAAAGGCAAGGAATCCAAAAAGAAATGAGAGCTCATGAGTTCATCACTGAAGATCTACGCAAGTGGTTCAAAGACAAGTGGGTACGATTTGGGCCTGACGGTAAGATCCGAGGTGACTGTGCTAGAGGATCAGAAAAAGAAGGCAAGCCCAAATGCTTGCCTAAGAGCAAGGCACAGAGTCTAGGCAAGAAAGGTCGCGCCAAAGCCGCTGCTCGTAAACGTCGTGAGGATCCCAATGCCAATCGCAAAGGTTCAGCTATAAACGTCAAAACCAAATAGAATCATGGAATACATCGACGACAAAGACGTATGGCGACGTTGCCCAATCGATTATCTTTGGATCTACGATAAACTTATTCTAGCTGTAAAATGTGGCTACGTTGCTGCTCCTGCTGGTATAGCTGTACCCAAGCCAGCATACTATGTCGTTCGCCCTATAACCAACATACGCATGATGAGCCGTGGCGCTCGAAAACAATGGCTGACACCCGAAGACACTGACCTAGTTCCTGATGGATACTTTTGGAGTGAATGTTTCGAGGGTCGTCATATCTCCGTGGACTTTCACTATGGGGTACAAACACTGGCAGTGGAGGGATTTCGCGATGATCCTGATAGGCTAGACAGATTCAGCCGCTGGCGGCGTATTGATGAGAAATACAGCTTTCCTAAACAGTTAGGTGAATTGTGGCATTTGACACCGTGGGTCAATGTGGAATACATTGGGAACAAGATCATTGAGGTGCATCTGCGTTGGAACGATGATTTTAGCAATCACAACAGTGACGTAATATACCCTGTATGGCGTGATGATCCTATACCCCAGCCTCCTAAAACCTCTTGGTATCCAAGCCCAGGCGGAGATCGATTGGGCTTCTGGATAGAGAATAAATAAACTACTTACATTAAGGATATACAATGAAGAAGTTTCTATTACTATTGTTAGCACTACCAGTACTAGCATTTGCACAAAAAACACCACAGGGTGTGACTTACGATGCACAAATTTTGAGAGTGACGGACGGCGACACAGTTGTGATCGCCGCACCCTTTCTACCTAAGCCGCTCAAGCCAGAGTTGGCCATCAGAGTCTTTGGAGTTGATACCCCAGAAAAAGGACATCGTGCCCAATGCCCTAGTGAAGCTCAACGAGGAGAAGCAGCATCGGCATTCACTAAAAATGCAATTAACCAGGCCGCAGCAGCCGGGGGAAAGTTTCAAGCTACTTTCTATGGATGGGATAAATTTGGTGGTCGTGTTCTCGGCGACCTTTTAATCAACGGACAAAGTCTACGTGCTGCTCTGATCGCCAATGGGTTTGCTAGAGAGTATTACGGCGAAGCTAAACAGAGCTGGTGCCAATAAAACACCTACCTTAGGAACGCTTGCGTTACTTAGATGTGCCCGGCTGCTGGGCAGAGGATTATCGGAGTCGTGCCCGGGAATGGTCTTCTAAGTGAGCATTAATACAAGAAAGCCCCTTCCGGGGCTTTTTTATTCTGCTAGAATAATTTTGTAAAGTTCACGCCAGTTTTTAACCACAGGGTAATTGCAAAGATGATGCATATTGTGTCCGTGTTCGATTAAGATAGAACGCAGTCCTAACTGATAGCCAACATCAGCATTGGCCGGCTTGTCTTCAATCCACCATAGTCCACTATCTCGATAAGGTGCAAGTGCGTCGTCTTTGTCTGCACCTGTATCTAAACAGATAACTGATTCAATTGCATTGCCAAACAACTTACGCAGATTCATTTCACGCAGCCTGCCTGCATTCTTGTCTAGACTTAGACTGGTGATCACCCGGAATTCATAGCCGTGTTCTTCGTGCAGTCTTTTGACATAGTATGCACTATCACGCAGTGCAGGAAGGAATCCGATAGCGGCCGATTCGTTAAATGTCTTGATGACTTTTTTGGAATCTTTTTCTTCTAGCTCATTGTAGTGATCATGTAGATAATAGCTTTTCTTGTTATCTGCTGTTAAGGTGTAACCGCGTTCTTGCATCCAAACTGAGAATGCCCATTCCCAATCTAGTAAAACACCGTCTGCGTCTGTGAGTATAAGTTTGTTTTTCATACCATATTATAACATACTTTAACCTCTGTGTCAACGGGCTAAGTAAAAGATGACTATAATAATCGCAACTTTGGTAATGGTTCAAATTACCATTGCCTGTGTTACTCTATTCCTACATAGAAGCCAGGCACATAGAGCAGTAACATTTCATCCAGTAGTAGAACATTTTATGCGTGGTTGGCTTTGGCTAACAACAGGCATGGTAACCAAACAATGGGTGGCCATACACCGCAAGCATCATCAGAAGAGTGATCAAGAAGGGGATCCACACAGCCCACAGATTTACGGAATTTGGCGTGTGCTATTCAAAGGCTGGATTTTATATCACGATGCCAGCAAAGACACCGCAATGGTCGAGAAGTTGGGCATAGGTACACCCAACGACTGGATTGAGCGTAAACTTTATACTCCACACAGCCGCTTAGGGATTCTAATCATGTTGGTCATAGACCTTGTTGTTTTTGGCCCTATCGGACTAGTAGTGTGGGGTATTCAAATGATATGGATACCACTGTGGGCAGCTGGTGTAGTCAACGGACTAGCACATTGGGTTGGCTATCGCAACACTGATACCAAAGACACCAGCCGTAATCTAGTGCCTTGGGGCATATGGATTGGCGGTGAAGAACTACACAACAATCATCACGCAGATGGAGCCAGTGCTAAATTCAAACACCGTTGGTGGGAAATTGACATAGGGTGGACCTACATACAAATTCTACAGTTCTTAAGACTGGCCAAACTACGCACATAAGAAAAAGCACCCGAAGGTGCTTTTCTTTTACTATTTTTATTTTAATACCGCTATGCGGCCAATAGCTTATTTTTTGGTAGCGCCAGCATTGACAAATGCGTACATCTTTTCTGCTGTTTCGAGAACTTTGTCAAGTCCTGGAAAAGTTGGCATGTCTACTTTAGTAACGATTTGACCAGTCTTCTCATCGCGAGTAGCAGTCATTTCCCAACCTTGGAACTTGGCTTGGAAGTCGTCTTGTACCAGACTCTTGGCCATACCCAATATGTCTGTACGGATTTCGTAACCGTTCTTGTTGAATTTAACTTCTGGTAGCTTTGGTGCTGTAAAAATTTCTGACATAATAATCTCCTGTGTGTAATGTCTGTTAACATAGATACTTCTTTTTCTCTATGTACTATTATATATGCTCTATGATCTAAAAGCAACTTATTTCTTGAACTTGTTTACTCGTTCTTTAATAAGTTTAACCACTACGTCACTGAGCACAACCTCATAGTGGTTATAATCTACTTCTACTAGTTCCATATCCTCATGATGCTTCTGACTAGCAATAGTCACAACACCATCATTGGGCTCATGCATGAATGCACTTTGTCCTTTGACTGTTACAATGTTAGTCCAAGGATGCTGTATCTTGATGTTTCTGGCCTGTTTCATAACCCAACTACTAGGACCAATGTCACGCATCAGTCTGCTGAACGGCAAGAAGTATTGGGCATAGTCTGCCACTTCGGCGCCACCATATGGTGTGCTTAGAGTAACAGCACCTTTAACAGCATCGGGCATACTATTGGCCAAATGCAGGCTATAGATACCGCCTAGACTATGTGCAACAAACACTAGATCAGTATTCCCGTCTAACGTAGACTGCATATCTTTTAGGTTGTTTTCAAACCCATTGCGACTGTCGTAGTTTATATCTAGTCCGTCGCCTAGTTTACTCTTGATGTAATTGAAGCTCTCGCTGGTGGCATTGGCACCGTGTATATACACTAATTTCATGCCAGTATTTATTAGCTTAGAACCAGCCGTGAAATTCGTCAACTATAGGATGTACTTCCCACCCTTGTTGTTTCCAGCGTAACAGCATTATTACGGTGTCTAAGTAGTTCATTTAGTTTGTGTATACGGCTTTGGCTTCTTCAATGCGACCTTGACGAGCAAGACTTGCGGCAGCACGGGCCTGTGCAAATGATTCTAAAAATGACCAGATTGAGTTTAAGATTGTTTTCATAGATAAGATTCCTTTTGGGAGTTGAATTGTCGAATATAATTTTCGAGTTGTGCGGCATCGGTAATGCCTTTGGTGCTTAGATATTGATCTAAGCGGCTTTGATAGCTGGATCCAGGGAACATTTCGGATAGACGTTCCATAATAGCTAACATTCGATCTGATAAAAATTTCATTGTGTTTCCTGTGTGTTAGTGTAGACTCAGTGTTTCTACTGAGTTATTTATCCGGCTCTTGTGCGATCGCACATTTTTCAGTACAATGTTATTATTGTTTAAAATGAGTTAAATACACAATAGGAATATTTCAATGAAGCTTCAAACCAGATCGATTTTGCAGGAACTAAATTCTATTGCCGATGTGCGCAGCACTGATTCGTTGATAGAAAGTCGTGCTGCCAACATCATCAATTCGGCTATTAACCTCTTGGAAAGTATTCATAAAAATTATGATTCTGCTTCAGCAGACGAACTTGAGCGTAGACTTATCAATGCAATCAAGGGTCAAGATCCTGCAAAATTCACACGTGGTGTTCGCAGAATAGCAGAAGCACGTAAACTCAAGAAAAAATTGGATGAAAGCAATGATCAGTAAACTGTCAGAAGGCGGCAACGTATTCAAAGGCCCGGAAAAACAACCACTAACACAGCGTATTGCCACAGGAGACGTAGAGGAAACCATTCTCTACATTGAAAAAATCACAGGTCTTGACTTTACCAAAGAAAAGCATCTTGATGACAAGAAGCCGGTTAAATGGCTAGGTACCACAGGCCGCAAAGAAGATCCAGATGGCACCTTTGAAAAGAACAGTTCAGGTGATCTAGACCTGTCAGTTGATGCCAACGAAGTGGATAAAAAATCATTCGCTGAAAAACTCATTGCACAATTTGGCAAAGAAAACATCAAACTCAGCGGAGACAATGTACACTGGAAGGTGCCAATCAAAGGCAGTCCGGACAATGGATTTGTACAAGCAGACTTTATGTTTTCAGCTAATCCTAAATTTCAACAAGGCTCAATGATTGGTGGACAGGGCGAGTATCGCGGTGAACATCGACATATCCTATTGAGTTCAATTGCTCGTGCTCGCGGCATCAAGTACAGTCCAAAGCACGGAATACTAAATGCTACCACAGACGAACTACTACCCAATGGCAACGACTGGAATCAAATTGCCAAGGTGTTGCTGGGACAAACAGCCACAGTTAAAGATATCAAATCAGTGGACAACATTTTAGATTTTATTAAAAAATTGCCTAACTACGAAGAACTAGTTGCAGGCGCAAGAGAAACATTGGGCAAGCAAGGTATTACCTTGCCGGAAAACGTAATCTCGTTTGAAAGTGCGCAAACTGGAACACCCTCTTGGTTTCGCAAAATGATGGAACGAGTTAAATGAGAGCATTTGAATTTTTACGTGAAGCTGAAGCAGCCCCTGCACCCAAGAAAGTGGGCCGTGAGTTCAACCACCTAGAAGATCTTGTATTCACAGAAGCCAATGGTGCAAACAAGGCCATTAAAATACTAAAAGATCTAGCCAGTCCCGAAACCAGTATCACGATCAAGTGGGACGGCAATCCCACAGTGTACTGGGGACGTGAGGATGATGGCAGTTTCCGACTGGTAGGCAAAAACAACTGGGGACGTGAGGAAGGCAAAAGTTCTAGCCCAGAC